AACGCAAAGCGTCACAAATCAGCGACGGTATCGGTATCGAGGACTTGGCGTTTTTAGCGTACGAAGCATCACGACAAAACGGCATCGTCGTACCAGCACTACTAGACGAGTACATCAAATCGTTGCTTAATCTTGAGGTCATCGAGCAGACAACCCCAAAAGCAGACGCGGCTCATACCGCTACGGATTAGCGCAGATACTTGTCGCTACCGGGTATTGGCCGCCACAGATCACATTCGACATAGATGACATGAACACAACCATTGAACTAATTAACAAAGAGCGTAAGTGATGCCAGTCAATAGCACCGTTGAGGTTGTCGGTCTTAAACAAACGATTAACGGTTTAGGCAAGATTGATAAACAGTTGCAAAAAGATTTTAAGAGCGACGCAACACAGATAGCGCAACCAGCGATCAATGCAGGCAAAGCGGTTTACACAAAAGTGCCGATAAGTAATTTTGCTAACGACTGGACACAACGCAAAGACGGGCGACGCATCAAGGGGTTTAGTGTTGACAAAGCAAAGAACGGCGTCAAGATGCGGTTTGACACTCGACGTAATGCAGTTGGCGTAATTCTTATTGAGCAGAAAGATCAGGGTGCAGCAATCTTTGAGGTCGCAGGTCGCAGAACTAATAACCGTTTAGATGACAGTTTGCGTATTGCGGGCTATCCAGTTAGCGCGGGTCGCACTCGACTTATTGGGCCAGCCGTTTACAAAGCGCGCCGAGGCATAGAAGCAGAGATGCTAAAAATGATTAAGATAACTATTGCGACGGTGCAAAAGGAAATTAACTAATGGCATTATCTATTCCAATTATCAGCGAATACGACGGCAAGGGCATTGACAAAGCGATCAAGGAATTTAAGCAACTTGAGGGCGCGGGTGCTAAGGCAGGGTTTGCGTTAAAGAAGGCAATGGTGCCGGCTATTGCGGCGTTGGGTGGTTTGGCGGCGGGTTTGGGCGTGGCTACGCAGGCAGCCGTCGAAGATCAAAAGGCACAAGATTTGTTGGCGCAACAGTTGCGTACGAGCGCTATGGCAACCGATGACGTTATTGCCAGCAATGAAGAATTTATTTCGGGCATGTCGCGTGCGTTTGCGGTAGCCGACGACGAGTTAAGACCCGCTATGGCAAACCTTGTGCGCTCGACTGGTTCAGTAGAGGTCGCACAAGGGCTGATGAACACGGCGCTTGACATTGCAGCGGCAACCGGCAAAGACTTAGAAACCGTCACGTTGGCGTTGGGTAAGGCAGCCAACGGGCAAACGTCAGCGCTAACAAAGTTAGACCCGTCACTTAAAGGCGTGATTGATTCAGAGTCAACACTTGATGACATCACGGGCGCGTTGGCGGTGTCGTTTGGTGGTGCGGCAACAGTCGCAGCGGAGTCATTTGAGGGTCGCATGAAGGGCATGAAAATTGCGATGGATGAAACTAAAGAGTCGATCGGTGCAGCGTTGTTACCCGTGTTGCAAAAGTTGTTAGAACTTTTAGAGCCAATGGCGGCATGGGCTCAAGAAAACACGACAACTTTCTTAATTATTGCCGGTGTTATTGGCGGGTTTTCGGCGGCGATCATTGTCGCAAACATCGCTATTAAAGCGTTTACTATTGCGTCACAGATCGCAACGGCAGCGCAAGCGGCGTTTAACTTTGTTATGTCAGCAAACCCAATAGCGCTAGTCATTATCGGCATTGTTGCGTTTGTTGCAGCGCTCGTCATTTTGTACAAACGATTCGAGACGGTACGCAACGTAGTCGACACAGTATTTAACGCAATCAAAACAGGTGTCACCGTCAGCCTAGATTTTTTGACCAGTTACTTTAACGGCGTACTAAACATCTATAAAGGCATTTTTAACGCGATAGCAAAATTGTGGAATGGCACGGTAGGTAAGTTGTCGTTTAGTTTCCCGTCGTGGGTGCCGGGGTTTGGTGGCAAAGGTATCAGCGTGCCAAACATACCGATGCTCGCTGACGGTGGCATTGTGACGTCGCCTACGTTGGCGATGATTGGTGAGCGCGGCCCTGAGGCGGTTGTGCCGTTGTCAAAAATGGGTGGCATGGGTGGCGGTGTCACCGTAAACGTGACAGGCGGTTTGGCGACTAGCGCTGAGATCGGGCAAGCGGTCGTTAACGCTATTCGTGCATATAACAGGTCGGCAGGGCCAGCACAGATACAGGTTGCGTAATGGCAGGCACAGCCGTTGTCGGTGCAGGCAACTACACACTCGAGATTGACACGGGGTTTATACAAGACGCGTTTTTGCTTGATGATGCGGTGCAAGGCGTACTCGATAACACGGTGTACGTGCTTGACGGCACAACTAATTTTGCTGACGTAACTACAGGCATTAACAGCATCAACGTTAAACGCGGCAGGCGCGACGTAGGCGACCAGTTCAGCGCCGGCACGATGACGTTTAACATGCTTGACACGACAGGCATATTTAACCCGTTTGACACGCTCAGCCCCTATTACGACCCAGCGACAGCGCAACCGGGTCTTGCACCAATGCGTCGAGTGCGTTTAGCGCGCTACTCAAGCACAAACGTTAAAGAGTATTTGTTTAACGGTTTTGTTGTTAATTACGATTACAACTTTGCGCTTGGCGATCTTGACACGGTAACGGTTTATTGTGCAGACGATTTTTATTTATTAGCACAAACATTTCTTGCAGAATTTAACGTCAGCGAACAGTTGTCTAGCGCTCGACTAACAGCCGTACTCAATTTGCCCGAGGTTGACTTTCCGATTGGGCAACGCAACATTTCTACAGGCACACAAACGCTTGGCGGCGCGGCAGCGTTTACCGTTGACGAAGGCACGAACACGCTCGACTATTGCAACCAAATAAATATTGCAGAGCAAGGCAGATTGTTTATGGCGCGTGACGGCGATTTAACATTTCAGCCACGCATAGGCAACACGCTTAGCGCGTCAGTTGCTGATTTTCACGATGACAGCACAAACATACCGTACGACGCGGTAGGCATCACGTTTGAGGCTGACCAAGTTGTTAATCGTGCGGCGGTTGCTATTCGAGGCGGCACACAAGAGGTCGCCGAGGACTTAGCGAGCCAAGCAAAATACTTTATACAAACGACAAGCATCACCAATTCGTTGTTGCATAACGATACGGCAGCGTTGGCGTTGGCTAACTATTTGCTTGAGGCTGAGCCCGAGGCGCGGTACACGTCGCTAGGCACAAACCTAAACAAACTGACCACAGCGCAACGTGACACAGTAGCGATCATTGATATTGGCGACACGATCACTATTGAGAAATCGTTTGCTAGCGGTACTGGCACAACCGAGTTGGCCCAAGAGTTAGCCGTTGAGGGTGTCGAGCATACGATTACGGTTAGTGGCGGTCATTCGGTGATGTACTTTACGTCGCCAACTACCATTGTCTATGAGTTGATACTTGACGACGCTATTTACGGCATCATAGATGCAGACAACGTTTTAGGATAAAGTGAGGCATTATGGCAACTAGACAAGATTTCACCGCAGGACAAGTTTTAACGGCCGCAGAATTAGATGCAGTCGCTACAGCGATGATCGCAATTAACGCACAAACTGGCACGACATATACGACCGTGTTGGCTGATGACGGCAAACTTGTTACTTGTGATAACGCAGCAAGTATTGCGTTGACGATTCCGCCTAATTCGAGTGTTGCTTATGGTATTGGTACGCAGATAAACATTATGCAACTTGGCGCTGGTCAGGTGACGATCACGGCTGGTGCAGGTGTGACGCTTCGAAGCGCTGGCAGTAAATTAAAAACAAGCGCACAATACGCGGTGGCTACTTGTGCAAAAATTGCGTCAGATACTTGGGTTGTTGTCGGCAATTTGTCGGCGTAGGTCATGCAAATTCTTGCGTTTGGCGGCGCTAATCCACCAACAGCGGTTGATTATCTTGTTGTTGCTGGTGGTGGCGGTAATGGTCGTGAAAATTTTGCTACTGGTGCTGGTGGCGGTGGCGGTGCAGGCGGTTTGCGTTCAACTGTTACGGCAACGGGTGGTGGCGGTTCGCTTGAGTCAGCGTTAGCGGTAACGGCTGGTGTGCAATTGACAGTAACTGTTGGTGCTGGCGGTGCGGGCAATGGTGGCACAGGCGCACCGGGTTCTAACGGTAACAATTCGGTGTTTAGCACGATTACTTCGACTGGTGGCGGCGGCGGTGGCGGTGGCAGTAGTGGGCCATGTGCAGGTTTAAGCGGTGGGTCTGGTGGCGGTGGCGGTACACGAAACACAACTGGTGGTGCAGGCACGGCAAACCAGGGATTCGCTGGCGGTGACACG